GTACTTTGTACCAAAATGTTTTATTTTTTTGACTTTTTAATTCTTTTTTTAGATCATCAGTCATTCCTTTATACTCTCCAATCTGAACATCTTTCTGTCCTATAATGAATTGATTGTTCTTATCTTTACTTGTCAGAAGACTGATAATGGTATCTTTTTGTACTTCTCTTTCTTCTAGTTTTATAACTTTTTGTTGAGTAAGTTCTAATTCTTGTTTACAACCATCATAGCGAATTAAATCTTTTGCAGCCTGTCTTGCTACCTTAGTTGGTATGCAAACCTTCGTTGTATCTGTTTGTGAAAAAGAATTCAAGCTCAGCGTTAGAAAACTTATCAACAGTATTAATTTTTTCATCTGTTTGTTTTTTTACAATTGTTATGGTATTATCTATGTGATGTATTTCTTTTGTAATAGAAACTACATTCTCTTTTACTGAATCGATCTTAACATCGATTTGTTTATTTACTACTTGTGCTGAATCTATTGTGGTTTGGACTGAATCAATTCTTCTTTCATATCCTTCTACATCAGTTTTAATACTATTAGTAGTAAAAATGTTGTAACCTAATAATGCAACTACAATGATTAGTAATATGTTTTGTTTATTAATCATAAAATTTAGTTTAAGGTAACATATTGTCTTTGTGGTTGTCTACTTTTTCTAATAGCCTATTAATTGCATCCATATGAATCAATCCAATTTTAGAAGCATTTTTTAATGCACTAATAACTTGAAATACTAAAAATGGAACAACAATAGTTGTACTTAACCATCCCACTCCCATAAATCCTTTTTCGATTGATAGGATTGTAGTTAACATGATCACCCAAAATACTAATGTTCTCAGTACCTTAATGGCTTTTCGTGTTTGAAATCCTTCTTTTATGGTACCGGCCCATATTCCAAAGAAACCATCCACGAAGGTAACCATCACTACAGCCATGAACTGAAATGGATAGTCAACTACTATCTTAGTAAAATATGCTATAAGAAAGGATACCATTGAGGTTATTGATAATATTAGTATTGTTGAGGTTTTCATATTATTTTTAATTATTTAACGTATTCGTAATACTTTTTAGTTTTTTCTGAACGGTCAGCTAAACCATGAGTACCACCGTTAATTCTTTTTGTAAGAGCTAATATTGCTGCATCGTTGATCCCTTGATCACAAATTGACCACAATTTGTTTTTATCAAAGAAGAACATTGCTGATTCAAAAGAATAGGTAGTTGCTACTAAATCAGGGTTAGTCATGATTTCTGGTTTTTTAAGATAATCTGCAAATGCTTTATAGTTATCTTTACCAGTTAATTGAAGAGCTCCTCTTCCTCTGAACTTCCAACCATCTCCTGAAGCTTCCGCTCCGTTACCCATTCTGGCTGCATAAACTCTGTTAGCAATTTTTTCAGGATTTCTAGCATATGATTCTGCTAATGTACCTGGGAAATATTTTCCAAAGATACCTTTTAACCCATCTCCTGAATAGTTTAAGTTCTCTGCAAATGCTTTGAACCCTCCTGTTTCGTGTGCTGTTTGAGCAAAGAAATGTGCTGCTCTTACTGGAGTTAATTTATAAAACTCCATTGCTTTTTTCATTGTACCAGGACCAAAAGCTCCATCAGCTGTTACTCCTATTTTTTCTTGTAAACTTTTTAAGCTCATAAAATTGATTTAAAATTATTCTTCGTTACTTTCTTTTTTTCCGTTTTTAAATCCTGCAAATTTCTCTAATACGTCAGGTAGAAAAGATCCTAAACAAATGTACATGAATGAATCAAAGATGTACTCGTTTAATTTTAATTCTTTACCCATGTAACCTGTTACAAGGTCAACTCCTAGAGCAATTACCATTACCATGAATGACATAAATCCAATTACAACTTTCTCATTGTAATCATTCGATTTTTTAAAGATACTGAAAAATCCCATAAAATATTTTTTTAAGTTAGTTAATTTATAACCTGCTTAATAAAACAATATTAATAGAACTATTTTGGTATAAATATTAAAAGCCCCAGGTTAGTGGGGCTTTATTTTTAAAAAAGTTTATTTTAATTATCCTTCACAAGATACACAACTTTCATTAGTTCTTTGTAAATTATCTCCTCTAAGTACTGATTCAGTTCTTAAATAATATAAGGTTTTAATTCCTAATTTATGTGCTTCTCTATGAACTAAACTAATGAATTTAGGAGTATCATTAGGATCAAAACATAGATTTAAAGATATAGCTTGATCTACATACTTTTGTCTAATACCATTTTGTCTTACTATCTCTAATTGATTAATCTCTTTAAATGTTAAGAATATTTCTTTTTCTTCAGGAGATAAAACATAATCAGGTAAACCTAATACTGAACCTTGGTCTTTTAGAATTTGATCCCAAATACTATCAATGTTATATCCTTTTTCAGCTAATACTTTTTCTAGTATTCTGTTTTTCTTAATAAAAACACCTTTTGCTGTTTTTAAGTTATAAACATTAGCAGGGATTGGTTCAGTTGAAGGTGAAACACCACCTGAAATGTGAGCATTAGATACAGTTGGAGCGATTGCTAAGTGGTGAGTATGTCTTAAACCTGTTCCTCTACACCATTCTGGTTCTCCATAAAGATCTGCTTGTTCTTTAGATGCTTTTAATGCTCCTTCTTCAATAAATTGGAACATGTTTCTAGTGTAAGTATCTGCTGGAATGCCTGTAAATGGTAATCCTTTTGATTGTAAGAATGTATGCCATCCTAATACACCTAATCCTACTGCTCTACCTTTAACTGCTGATCTTACAGTGTTTTCAAAGAATTTAATGTTTTTAGCTCTATCAATGAATTCTTGTAATGCACCTTCTAAAAACCATGTAGATAATTCAGGTAAAGTCATTCCATTTTCAAATTTGTAATCTTTCCATTCATCCCATCTAGCAAGATTTAATGAAGATAAACAACAAATAAATGAGTGTAATTCGTCTGTGTAAAGTGCAATTTCAGAACAAATGTTCGTCATTGATACTTTTAAATTATTATTTTTATATGCTTGAGGATTAGCGTTATTAACGTTATCTTCATACATAATGTAAGGTTCACCTGTCTCTAAACGTGTTTTTAAAATCTCACCCCATAATTTCAATGCTTTTGGATCTCTTTCTTCAAGTTTATTCATAAAGAAATCATCAATTGAAACACATTGGTGTAAATTTAAACATTGTCTATTAACATCACCTTTTGGTCTTCTAATTCCTAAGAATTCTTCAATATCTGGGTGATTGATTGATAAGTTAACAGATGCTGCTCCTCTTCTTACTGATCCTTGATTTGTGGCTAAGATAGTTGAATCAAACATTTTAGCCCAAGGCACAATTCCTTCAGAAGTACCATTATCTTTAATGGCTTTACCTCTACCTCTAATACGAGATAAACCAATTCCAACTCCACCACCTTGAGAAGTTAATCTCATTAATTCGGAATTAGAACCTGCTATTCCTTCAATTGAATCTTCTACGTCGATTCCAAAACATGAGATTGGCATTCCTCTTTCTGTACCCATATTTGATAATACAGGTGATGATAAACACAACCAATTTTTAACCATTGCCTCATAAAATAAAGGCTGTAAGTCTTTACGTTTTAATCTTTTTGAAGATGCTCTACTTACTCTTGTAAATGCTTTAAATACATCTTCTTCAGGTAATAGATATCCTTTAGAGATAATATCTAATCCTATTTGATCCATCCAAGTAGGATATGATTTTCCTTTAACCCAGTGGGTTGTGTCTACGTGTACGCTCATGTTGTTAGTTAATTTTTATAAGTCTGACCAATCAGAAGTTGATTTGGCATAATCTGTTACTCTTCCTGCGAAGAAATCTTGGTGTGTTTTTCCTGATGTTAAATGACCAAACCATTCCATTTGTTTTAGGTGGTTTGGATCTATATCATTATAAACCGCAGTATAACCTAATTCAATCATTTTTTCATTAGCTCTAGCTTTGATAAAGTTTTTAAGTTGGTTCATATTTAAACCTTCTATTTCACCCATTTCAAATGCTTTTTCAATGAAATCAAATTCTAATTTAACTGATAAATGACAAGCTTCTGTTACTTTACTTCTTAATTCATCAGTGTTTAGTTCAGGTTGCTCACTTATAAGTGTTCTAAATATCCAACATCCTGCTTGTGAGTGAAGTGATTCATCTCTTACTGACCATTCTACAATTTGTCCTGTACCTTTCATTAAGTTTCTTAATTGAAAAGACATTAAAATAGCGAATGAAGAGAATAAATTAACACCCTCAGTGAATGCTGAAAAAATCGCTAAAGATTGCGCTCTTTCTTCGATAGTATCATTAGGAATTGATAATAAACGTTCAATTTTAGCTGATGATGCTTCATCTTCTAAAAATGCTTTAAAATCATCTAGTCCTAATTCTTCATTTAAACGAGCGTAAGCATGAGCATGGATAGATTCAAACGCTCCAAAAGTAGAAGTCATAGCTACTATCTCTGGTTTTGGGAACCATCTTGAAACATTTGTAGACCAATAATCATTTACGTGTACTTCAGTTTGAGCGAATGATTTTAAAATGTTTCCAATTAAGTTTTTTTCTTTTTCGTTTAATTTTAACTTCCAATCATTTAAATCAGAAGCCAATGGAACCTCATCTGCTAACCAATGTGCTCTTTGTTGATTTAGATAATAATCAAAGGCTTCTTGGTATTCAAATGGTTTATAATAGTGTCTTGGTGTGGTTAACATAAATTTTATTTTTTAAAAGTCGTGGTTATAAATATTATTCGGAGGTATTGCTTAAATTAAAATTTTTAAACAAGTTACTCATTGCATTTTTCTCATTAGAGCTTATTCCTCCAAAATTAGATGCAGAGGTTTGTGGTGGGCTTTTATAATCCTCAGTATCATCATACTCCCCTAGCACTTCAATATGACCACAAGATGTGTCAATATTAACATTATAAGTCATACCATCGGGTCCGTAACGATTCTTTTGAATGTGCCATCTTCCTGTACCTTCAGTTTTATCTTTCTTCAATCTGGATTGAGACATACCAAAGTCTACAATAGCTTGTTTCTCATATGAACCTGCTGATTTATCACCTTCTACAATTTCATCTTTAGCACCTGCTCTGTTTACTTGGGATACTGACCAAATAGGTAAATTTAATTCTTTAGCTAAACCTTTAGTTCCGTAATGTAAGTCATCAATTTCCTCTTTTTTCTCTTTACGTCTTGAAGGTGGTTTTAATAAATCAACATAATCGATTAAAATCAAATCAGGTGTAAAACCTAAATCCATTGTTTTCTGAATGTGTGATTTAATTGTAGTTAGAGATGCTCCTTTAGATGGGTATTCTTTAATGATAATATTATCATCGTATTCATCTAACATTTCTTTAATTTTATCTTGATAGTTATGTACTTCACTTACAGAAATTCCTGTATAATAAGCATCATATCTTTTACCAACGTAATCTTCACCTAATTCTAGAGTGTAATGGATTACTTTATAACCTAATGAACCAGCAAATGCACCTAATGCTACTAAATCCCATGATTTACCACCACCAGGACCACCGTAAATTAAACCATAATCACCTCCACCTAATCCTCCTTGAAGTAAAGTATTTAACACAGTCCAAGGTGTAGGTACTACTTTTCTACTTGATTCTCTATAACGAGATTCAATATCTTTTTTATACTCATGACCTAGATTTTTATCAGCACCTGCTTTTAAAGCATTATCAATTAGTAATCTGATATCATCGTAATGACCACTTTTTAATAAATCTACTGAATCAATTAAGGCATTTTTTAATAATTGATTTTTACAGAAGTTAGAGAATTCTTCTTCAACATACTCTTGATCATCATATTGGGTAGTATAAACTAACTTTAATTGTTCTTTTACAGCTGTTTGTAAAATATCATTATCAATTTTTTTAACTTCAATCTTTAAAGTATCTAAAGTTGGAGTTGTATGATATTTGTCAAAGTATTTAATAGTCTCGTTTATTACCCATTTATGACCAGGGTGACTAAAATATGAATCATCAATTATATCTCTTACATTTAATAAGAATGCTTTATTCTTTAAAAGGGAATTGATAACTTTAATCTGGAATGAAGAACCATAGTCTTCTAATTTAGCGAATGCAACCATTTATATAACTTTTATTTTTTGTGTTTGTAATTTGTAAGATACAAAAAATTATTCTGAATCCAAAATTCTATATTGGGAGATATTTGCCTTTCTAATAAATCTGATTGATGTAATTGTAAAAATCTTGTTTGATTTAAAGTATAAGGTTTCTCATCTATTAATCTTTCTAATACAATTTCATCAGGTTCAGGAATATTTGGTTCTTCTAAAGACATTAATTGTTCATTAATCATTAATTGTTGTCTAAAGTTCCATATATTTCCATAAATTCCATTTTCTTCGTGTTTTTCTAAACTTTTTGAGATAATTTCCTTTAAAGTAACTTTTTCATCTCCTGTAATTTCAGGAAATAATTTATATAATTTTTTAGGACCTAATCCTTTTACTCCAGGTAAATTATCAGAACTATCACCCATTAATACTTTATAATTAATAAAGTTTTGAGGCCATAATCCATACTCATCAAATACTTCTTTAGGTCCATAAAATTTCTTTTTAATTGGAGAGTATACTTGTACACTATCACTACACAATTGCAAGAAATCTTGGTCAGCTGACATTATAATTGATGAATCAAATTTTGGGGCTAAATACCCAATTAAATCATCTGCTTCTAATTTATCTCTAGTTATGATGCTTATAGGTAATGTTTTTAAATAATCAATTAATCTTAACATTTGTTGAGATAATGAAGCAGATTCCTCTTCTAAGTTATCAAATGAAGACCAATTTGTTACTCTTTTTAATTTACGATTACCTTTATAATCAGCATATAAATGCTTTCTATTTGTAGTATTTCCTTCACCATCAAAAACACATATTACTCTTGTAGGTTGTACAAGGTTAACTACGTAAGCTAATGATCTTAAAAACCCAATCATACCTCCTACATGTGTTCCTTGTGTGTTTGTACTATTAATAACAGCGAATGATCTCAGGAAAGTATTCATACTATCCACCAATAAGACCCTACTATTTAAATGTAGGGCCTCACTAGTTGAATCTTCTTTTATATTGTTTAAAAGATCTTTATAATTCATAATTAAATTTCTGATGTGTCTACTCCAACAAAGTCTGTATTTTCTTCTTCAATGATATCAAAATCATCACTTCCTAAAATAGTAGCCCAATCTTTAGAGTGTTCTTTTTTATACTTAGCAATCTCGTTAGGTGAATTTTTAATAAACCCATGAGCAGTACTTACAATAGTACCTTTAGCTGTTACTCCTGTTACGTGATTTTTATCACAAGAGATTTTAGTTTTTAAAGCAAATTCAATTTCCTTACCGTTTTTAGTAGCCTTTACTTTTTGAGTACCAGGACTAGTTACGTTACCAAAGGTAATAATGAATGAGGCATCAAAAAACATACTATCACCGTTTTTATTACGTAATTTTGGCTGAGCCATCGGCATTAATGCTGGTTCAACCCATACCTTATTTACACATAGCATTGTATTAGTGTAAGGTTGAGATTCCTTACGAGACATTACAATTCTTTGGTTAATAAAATTACTGAATTGTTGAGACATTGCTCCAGCATTCCACATTGGTGAATTAGTGTTCTTATCTAATGACATTTGACATGGAATAGATCCAATTGAATCCCATAAAAATAATAAATCATATGGTAGATTTCCTTTTTTCTGCTCATCTAGCAAATCAGCAATAAATGCAGCTACATCTTCAATAGATTGTAATGATTCTCTATCAGCATATAAAAAGAACCCATTATATTCTTTATTTCCTTCTTCGTCAACTGTTTCACCTAAATCAAATCCCATTGCAGACCAGTGTTCCCAACTATGTTTCATCTCAGTTATAATAATAACTGGTAGAATATTGGTTTTTTGAGCTTCAATTGCAGCTTCAATCATTAAGGTAGTTTTACCTGTATTACTATGACCTCTAACTAGTGAAATATGTCCTTTAGGTATTCCAGGCATCTCTAATGTTTCAGCAACCGGATCAGTAAATTTGATCCATGTTTGTGGTTTGAAATTAGAGGAGCTTTGTCCTAGATTTTTACCTTTTTTGAACTTATCAAGTGAGAAAGTCCCAGTAACTGCCTTTCCCACTTTAGAGGAAAGGCTTTCTGTTTTTTTACCGGCCATAAATTAATTAATTATCACCAAATAAGTCGTCAAACTCATCAGCGGTTGGGATTTCTTTTTTAGGAGCAAATGCTTTATTTGCTTTTGGTTTAGTGTCTAATTCAAATTTAGATTCACTAGGAGTTGATGGTGCAAAATCAGTAGCAGGTCCATCCATTAATCCTCCTTCTTCTTTAGCTTCTTCTTCTGGGTTTAACCATTCAGCTAAGAATTGTTTAATTTCTTCAAAAGTGTAACGTTTTGAGAATGAAGTTGGGTCAGGTTGAACTTCTAACCACTTAGTTAATTCATCATTATCATTACATAATGGTGAAGTTTTTAAAGCAGGCATAACACGAGATTTGTTATAATCAGTTCCTGTAGTTTCAGGTCCTACTGTTTCAATTTTCATATCTCTACCTTCCATGATATCTGTAAAATCACCGATATCTTCATCAGCAGCTAATGAAAGTAATGATTGATAAATTTCTTTACCAAATTCCCATAAACGTACTCCTTTTTCTTCTTCACCTCTAACGATAACAGGAGCGAAAACTCTCATTTTTGGTTCAAGTTTTTTAGCTAATTTCCAGTTTTCAGGTTCTTTAGTTTTACGAAGTTCTTTTGAAAATTCGATAATTGGGTCTTTTTCACCGAAGTTTGAAGGTGAAATAATGGTTCTTTTTCCGATTCCATAGTGAAAATATAATTCTCTAAATGGGTTTTCGGGATTAAATTTTGATGGAACAAATCTTACTAAGGCTTTTCCAACAGTTGGTTTCCAAAAGCTTAATGCTTTTTCATTGTTTTTCATGCCACCTCCTTTTGGTGCGGATAGGGCATTCAGCTTGTTTTGAATCAAGTCTAAATTCATAACTTTTTTGATTTTAATGTTAAAACTAATTTATGTGATCGTAAATATAATAAAGATACTTTAGGTATCCAAATCTTTTTACAGGGAAATTATTTTGTGTATTTTAGTATCTAATTTTTTCAACTCACCTGTATGAGTTAATAATATACTATTTTGATAATCTTTCCAATTAACCATATATGAAGTGTCTAATTTACCACCATTTAATGATTTTATTAAATCATTTAAGGCATTAATGGTATATAAGGTATTAGATTCCTTTTTTCTATGTAGTAAAATCGTATTTTCTAATAATCCACCACTCATGTTGTTGTGGTCAATATTGTAAGTACAAACGTATTCTTCGGTTGACTCAATATATAAAACAAATATTTTATTAAATAAAATTTTGTAACTTGATTGTATTTTCGCTAGAGTTGCATCTAGGTCACTTTTACTTGAAAATGTGCAAAATAATTTATTATTCATATCCTTTAAATCTGGGTGCATGACGTCAGCGTCATACTGGAAATAAATATATGAAGGGTCTATAACCTGGGTATTTGTCATAACTTTTATTTATATTCGTTGTAATTCGTTGTAATTTGTTCCGTAACTTGCATTTACTTTAAACCCAAATTCATCTTCTAATAACCTTTTAATTTCTTTTAATATTTCTTTCCCATCTTCTCTACTATAATCTAATAATATCGAATCATAAGTGTATAATATAATATTACTTTTTCTACCATCCAAATATTCTAATACTTTTTTTATAGAGTTTACATTATAAAAAGTTTCTCCTGATTGTATTATATAGTTTAATAATTTTTGAGGTGTAACGTTTTCAATATCCCCTGCAAATAATTTTCTCCTACCAACTAACTCTATATATCCCAGGGAATTAAAATCTTGATATATCTTATCTGTATATTGTTTTACTTTAGCAAAAAACGGTATGTCTTTGTATTGCTCAAAAACTCCTCCATATAGTTGTTTGAATGTTAATTCTTTAGAAGCTTGATATTGTTCCGCTGTCAATTCCTCCGTTTTAAAATACATTTTTCCTAAATGAGTGTGAACAGATGCTTCATTAAACTCGTATTCAATTTGTTTTGCTAAAATACGTGGATGATACGAATCGTAATCAAATTCAAATAAAACATCGTTTTGAGGAATTATAGCTGCTCTCTGTCCGTTGTTTTTGTTTAGGGCCGCAAAGTTAATTCCGTTAAACGAGTTAGTGGGGCGTGAGGTAAAGTTATTTAAATTGAATTGAGTGTAAATTTTATTATCTCTTATACTAAATTTTGGGTTAGTTAAGGTAAAATTCTCGTTAAAAACTTGGGTATCTAACGCAATACCTTGTTTTTCAATATCATAGAACACCTCAATATATTGCTCGTTATAATACGCTATTTCATGTTGTTTTCCAATCCATTGTTGTACTATCTCGTATATTTTTTCTTGTTTCTCGTAGTGTTTTGGAATAGGAATAATCGAGTTTAAATAAGGTTTATCTTTATAAAGTCGTTCGAAATGGGTGTGTATATTTGTATCGCAATCTTGTATATACGGAGTGGAAGTGGAGGTGTGCATCGAAAGCAAATTTATATCTTGTATTTTACTTGCTAAAAATTCCTTTCCTAATAAATGTGCTGTTGTTTTTTTATCTAAAACATAGATTAATTTATGTCTTAAAATAAATTCTTTTACTTTTTCTAAACTTAGATAAAATCCTTCACTATGATTTATAGTTAGTATTAATCCTTTACCATACTTTGGTTTATAGTAAATTAAGGATACTTCCGTTAATATAGGGTGATAATTTGATGATAGTGGAAT